AAAGAATATCTGAAAGAGACTGGGAAATTGATCCCAGAAGCCACATTCTTCCCGGCGCTTTTGTCTAATGAGATTCAACTCGAAAGGATTAAAGCGTATGGTAAAATCGACCCTACAGACCCTATTATCCCTCAATCAACTTTCAACACTGCAGTACAGTACACTGCAGATCACTTTAGGCCTTGTTGGAATGCACAGATTTTGGCTCCTGATGAGTCATGGATGGCATGTGACGAAGACCCTACTGAAGAAAATTATCGAATTTTGTCAACGCATCTTGCGTACAACTCGATTAATCATATCATGTTAAGTCACTCCAAATCACGTAAGAAAAGCCCTGGGTTTCCTTGGAATACTCCCAAGAACCCTACAGGCCACGTGCATTCTACAAAAGAGTCTTTATTTGAAGATCCGAAATTTGCGGATTATTTAGTTGAATACATCTTTCAGATGCTCATTGATGAACCATATTGGTGTTTTATGAGCAGCTGCTTAAAAGATGAAATTGTAAAGGAAGCAAAGATTAAAGAAAAGAAGACAAGACTGTTTATGGCCATGGGTGCTGAACATATGTGTGCGTCCGTGGCTGTTTTTGGCCTGCTTCATGACGAGTTAATGAAAAAGAGCGACCAAACATGGTGTACCGCTGGCCAAGATTACCACTATGGCCATCATCATCGGAAGATCAGTTTGAAGCCTTGGGCAACTTGGATGGGGATAGATTTCAACAATTATGACGTCATGATCCGACGTCTATATTGGGTACTCCTCTACCTTGTGTTCAGAAAATGGTTCAGAGGTGAGGTAGGAGGCACCAATAAATGGAAAGTCATCCGATATCTGGTTGAGAACGTGTTAAAACAGGCACTTTACGGAATCTTTATAGATTCAGAAGGCTATGTTTACATAAAGTTCACTGGAAACCCATCCGGCCAATTCTTGACCCTGCTCTTGAATACTCTCTTGCTTTATGCAATTAATGTTATGGCTTGGATTGATCGCGTTCCGTCATTGGAAACTGAAATGCGAGGAACCTTCTCGATCACACCCGCACGGGTGGATTTTGAGTATTACCTCCGCAATGACCTTTGCGGTGACGATCAGCGGCATAACATTCACGATGACATTCTCCCCTTTTGGACTCCCGCGATGCTTACAGAGTATTGGGAAGACGTTCTAGGATTTTCGGTTAAGCAGCCGTTTCAATATAGTAAGGATGTCCGTGAAATAGAATATTGCGGGAAGACTAGCATTGTCTTA